GTCTCCTCAGAATTGCCACTTTCATTGGATGAAATGAAGATGAGCTACGAAGAACATAAGGCTTCTTTCGATCCAACTAATATTATACCTAAAGATCTAATTGATGTTGGAGATCTTTTATTGGAAGAGTTCTATGATCAAAATCAGGATAGAGTTTTTAATGTACATGGAAAAGAAATAGGTTTTAATTTTATTATAGGCAACTATTCTATAATTGGCTTTATAGACAGAATAGATGTTATCGGAGACTCTGTACATATAGTCGACTATAAAACCGGTAAAAGAGAGGTTGCACTCAAGAATGTATCTACAAACCTACAAATGGGGATCTATGCTCTAGCTGCATCTGTTATGTTCCCTGAGAAGGAGATAACAGCCTCTCTACACTACCTGAGAACCAATAGGCTCAAGTCTCATACATATTCGGAAGAAGACCTCTTAGAGATCAAGAAGACGCTTGTAGAGAGAATAAATGTCATAGTACAAGACGATAACTTCTTGCCCACTTCAAATGAGAGAGTATGCTCTTTCTGTGATCACTCACAAAGTGGGGCGTGTGGAATTGGAGCCGTAAGATTAAAAAAGTTTAAAAGAGACATATAAAAAAACCCCCGTACATTTCTGTACGGGGGTTTTTTGTTTATATATTATTAATTAAAACTGGTCTACAGGGTCTAGCTGCGATGAAGCAATAAGGTCAAAGTCAGACTCAACGACGATCTTTACTGCTTCGTTGTGGTCAAAACCAAGAACGGTAAGGTCCTCGATAACTGACTCATTGATTGACTGGCTCATGCTGTTGATGATTGTGTTTAATGTGTTCATGATAGATACTCTATCACCTTTCTGCCCTGTTGGCAACTTTTTGTGGTTATTGTTTGTATTTATTTAAAATATAAAGTATAATAATTGTACGCTTGACAGAGATAAGGATAGCACCATGACAACAGAGATTTCCACTCCTGAGCAATATTTTTTTTGCAGGACAAAAATGAAATCACATCCAGACTTTAAGAAGCTAGTTAGTAACGCTATCGACATGGAAGTTTTGAAGGAAGAGAACAAGAATCAAAGGGGAAACGCCTACAGGAATACTAAGAGTGGGTTAAGGGAAGATCTTGGCATCTCTATGAGATCTAATTGGGAAGCTAATATAGCAAGGATATATAACGCATACAAAATAGAATTTGAATTTGAACCAAAGGTTTTTACTTTTCCTATAAAAAGGCGGAACAAAAGGTTACACTCCAGATTTCTATTTGCCAAAGGTTGATGAGTGGATGGAAGTAAAAGGTTATCTGGACGACAAGAGTAAGATAAAGCTTAAGAGATTCAAAAGGTATTACCCAGATGAGTTTAATAAGCTTACCTTTATTTGTAGCAAGTACTCTAGTGCAGCAAAAAACTTTGCTCAAGAGATTGAAATACCTCAAGTAGTCTTCTATGAAGACATAAAAAAATTTTATATGGATAAGATTCCATATTGGGAAGGAAAGTAATGTCCAATTATAAGGAGCAATACTACAACTTAGAAGAAAAAGAAATGCAAGAGCTTATAGCTAAGGCAAAAGGCGGTTCGGAAAAATCACAGCAAGAGTTGTTAAAGGTTTTTAATAACTTTTTAACCAAGTACGTAACTATGCTGTATCACGGAAAGTATAACTTTAACGACTATGATATAAGAAGATTCATGTCTCTCTTTGTTAAAGATAACTTCATAAGGTTTAATTTGATGAAGAATAAATTGAATCAAGCCGGGTACAAGCATGTAAATGAATGTATGCGACGGAATAAACTATATGACAAAAAGGTATTGCACAGATGAAGACGTTAGGCAAACGGTTCAGATGACATTTTTCCAGTGCATCAGTAGGTATGAAAAAAAGGATTCTGAAAAAGGGCCAATTCCCTTCAGCGCATTCCTTTATAGTTACTTCTTTTACCTTCTCAAAAAAAATGTAGACACATTCTTGATTGACCAATTAGGAAGAAAGAGTTTTCCGCTGTACAATGGTAGTGATTACAATGATGAAGATGGAAACTCTGCTCCCATACAAGGCGTTAATATTGATCAGATAGATTATGCTGTTACAGATTTAATATTTTCTGACAACGTAGATGAGTTTTGGATTTTAGGAGAAGACACTCAGCCACCATTCTGTTATCTAACTGTTCAAGAAAGACAGCTAATAAAATGGAAATATGTAGATGGAAAGAAATCTTCTGAAATAGCTGCTAAGATAACAGAGCACCCAAATACTGTTAGAGAACATATCAGCAAAATCAAATTAAAAATAAAAGAAATATTATTTTCAGAACGGAATGGAAGAGTTCCTTTTGATTACAAATATAGAAAGAGAATAAATTGGATACCAACGACGATCTATTAAATGGTCTATTTAATTTTTTAAATCCTCAGCTACAGGAGATAGTCAATGCATTTTCTAAGTCGGAAGATTTGGATAAGTACTTTATAGAGATACCGGATGCAAACTATGTAGACTTAACCATTAATGATTTAGCTTCTTTGGTTGCTAGATCATCTAACGTATACGGAAGAGCTGCTAGATTTGCAGGAATTGCAAGAGCTCAGTACAAGCTATTAGAAGCTAGATACAAGACAGTCTATAAGACTAATAGAGTTGGTAAGAACGAAGCTGAGCGAGAAGCAGCTGCTATAGCTGCTGCAGAAAAAGAATACATGGCTTTAACAGCTGTTGAGTCCATTGTTCAACTGGCTGAATCAATGGAGGCTGCTGCAAGAATATCTTCCGAGTCTTCAAGAAAACTGATAGACAAGGTGCAGAACATGCAGATAGCAACAGCTAGAGAAGACAAAGGGTTTTTGTCTGAAAAAGATTTTAGTACATTTTAGGAGACAATATGTATATAGGACACTATAAGTCCGTTAATTCTAGTCAAGAATTTTATTCTTCGATTAGAGAAAATTTAGATTTTCCAACTCAGGCAGAATATAATAAGTCTCGATACTTATTGCAGGTAACTTATTCCGTTCCTTCTAAGTCTATGGAAAAAAGAATTATAGCTAGAGCAAAAGAGTTGGGAATACCAACCAACATCAAGGTAGACTAGGTTTTGTGTGAGTATTGAAGTTTTTTGTGACGGAGCATCTAGGGGGCAGGGCCAAAAAAAAGTTGGAGAAGCTTCATGCGCAGCTGTCATTTATAAGAACAGAAAAAAAGTTGCACAGTTTGCTAGAGGCTTAGGACCTAGGTCTAATAACGAAGCAGAATATGAAGCAGTCATAGCAGGACTGTTGATGTGTTCCATGTCAGATTTAAAAGATCCAATAATTTATACCGACTCAGCTGTGGTGGCCAATCATATCTCTGGTCGATGGAGATGTAAGAACCTCTCTCTTCTCCCGTTGCTGATGACAATAGAGGATATAAAACAAGAATACCCATTTAGAGTCCTGCAGGTACCTAGAGCTTTTGTTTGGGAAGCAGACATGTTGGCTAATGAATTTTTGGATCAACTAAAAGAACGAAAAGCACAAAACATAGATAAGTAAGTGGTATAATATCAATATTATGTTAGACAATTTTAGAAAAGAACAACCAATCATAATAGGACTAGCTGGTAAAGCAGGTAGCGGTAAGACTTCAGTAGCTGAGCACCTTGTCCCCAAGGGTTCCATAGACACGTCGATGCATGGAATGAAGTGGGATCACATATTTTATGCGCTACCTCTATACGAATTATCGTCTATTAAAAGATCTATAATGGGAATCAATCAAAATAATAGACAGCTGTATGCAATACATGACGTACTGTTTGATCTATATGGCGGATCTCCATTGGGCACAATGCCTGGATACGAAGACATTGTGGATAGAACAAAGCAGATATATTCTCTCAGCATAGAGCCTGAAGGATATAAACCAAGATCATTCCTCCAAAAAGCTGGAGACATATGTAGAAATGGTTTTGAAGACTGTTTTTCTAAATGGGGTGTATCAAAATCTCTTAAGTTGTACCAGTCTTATTGCAAGTCCTTGTCAGAAGAAGAAGAAGAACTTCCTTTTGCAGTAATTATTTCTGATGTAAGATACTTAAATGAAGCAGAAAAAATATTAAATCAACCAAACGGTATTGTAATATGTTTTGATGCTGAGCAACAAACATTAGATGATAGAATTCTTAAAAGAGATGGAATACTTATGAGTGAAGAACAAAGAAGTCATAAGTCAGAACAAGAAATGGAAATGGTGCAAAGAGTGGCTACCCACACTATACATACAGATAACATGACAGTACAACAACAAGCGTTAGAAACTCTCAAGGTTCTTGGCTTAGCAAAGGAACTCAATGCCTAAGGTAAGTCAAAACGCACATGAACAATCAATAGACTCTCCAATCAACCAGGTGGTAAACTTAATGGCTCAAGAAGTAACAATATCAACAAATCCAGTATTCATATGTGGCGTAAACCGCAAAGTAAATATCGGCAATTTTGAAAACATAGATGTATATGCGGGGGTTACAATCCCTCTAGTAAATATAGACCCTTCAGATAAGGAAGCTTTGTCTGAGGCAATTAAAGAAGCTGCTGCAGATGGCTTTGCTTTAGTCTCCAGAGAAACTGGCGAACGATATACTTTAATCAAAGATTCCCAGCAGGGTAAATAATATTGCCCAATACTTGCTTTTGGCAAAAAAAGGGTGTATTATAAAGATTGAATTAATTCAACTTATTATAATGAGGTAAAAAAATGATCAAAAAGTTAGCTAACAAGTTAAGCTCTCTTCTTCTTTCTTTTAAGAAAAAGAGTCCTAAATCTGCTCAAGACAATGTCATCAATTCAATTATTGATAGAGCTACAAAAGACATTGCAGATGTTGCAAAAGTAGCTGATGATGCTGTCTCTAAGGTGGCTAAAACAGCAACCGAAGAGGGCAAAAAGGTAGCAAAGGCTGTTGAAACAAAAGTTCCAAAAGCAGCTCCTAAAGCTAAGCCGGCTTCTGAGGCTACCAAGTCTAAAGGTAGACCAAAAAAGAGCGCTTAATCTTAAGCTTATTAAAGATCCCCTTAGATTTAAAAGTTTAAGGGGATCTTTTTTTTGTTACTATACTACTTATGTCTAAGGCTCAATTCAGAAGAATAACTAAAGGCAACTGGTCGAATACCAATGAGCAAAAAAAGGAAGACTCTACTGAGAGCAAACAGGAACAAAGCAGTGTCGCTCCAACAGAAGAAGATCTAGCTACTAGTTAAGTCAAGAAGAAGAAGAAGAAGAAATGGCGATAAAAAAGGTAGTTGGAATAAGTGGTTTTAAGTATGCAACTAAACCAAAAATGGGTACTAGTAATGTATTCAACGGTTTGTTTCTCGATGCATACGGAGAAAAAAAGATAGCAAAAGCTTTCAAAAAAGAACAAACAAAAACGAAAGGCAAAACCAAAAATGGCAAAAGCAAAAAAAGCAAAAAGTAGTTCTGCACCAAAGGGTGGAGCAGCTCCAAAGCTAACTCCAGGCTTCATGTATGGAACAATGCCTAACGCCTCAGCTCCTAAAGCTGCTGGAAAAAGCAAAAAAAAGTAAACTCTGATTAAGACAACAAGATGGAACCAACTATCGCTGTTGCCTTAATCGCTGCCTTAGGTGCTATTTTAGCTTCTCTAGTGCAGAAGGGCAGAAAAGAAAACAAGGATGACCACAATGTGGTCGCTAACTTGCTCATAGGTGTAAAGGATGATATCATTCAATTACACCACAAAATTGATCACGTAGATGATCAAGTAGACAAGGTCGATGACAAAATAGATATGCATATTACATGGCATCGGAAAACAAAAAAAATAATACTAGTATTAACATAAGGAGAAATAAAATGGCAATGAAGAAAGCCTCAAGTAAAATGGGTAAGGGTGGCAGTTTGTCCGCTCCAGATCCAGCAGTAAGTGCCGGTCAGGCAAAGCAGGGCAAGCGCCCAATCAAGAACGTTCAGGGCAAGAATATTGAAAAAACTGGTCCAGGCGCTCCAAAGCCAGCAGCTTCTGCTGGTCAGATGAAAGTCGCTAAGCGTCCAATCAAGAATATTAAAGGCAAAGTAATAGGCTGATAATATATAAACCATAATATTTGGTTTACGTTAAGAATTTGTATGGAGGTGGTACTATATATGTATCACCTCCATATATCTTTATAAGAGGAGTAACAATGGCATCAAAAAAGAATTGGATCCAGGGAGCGATTAAACGACCAGGAGCCTTTACTGCTAAAGCTAAAAAAGCTGGCAAATCAGTTGCAGGAATGGCAGCAGCTGTTTCAAAGAACCCAAGCAAATATAGTCCAAGAACCGTGAAGCAAGCAAACCTTGCTAAGACACTTAGAAAAATAAATAAAGGAAAATAAAATGGCTGCAAAGAAATCAAAATTCTCTGTGTACAACAATGCTAACAAAGTTGTAGATAGAACCATGGATGGATCAAAGAGTGTTCCAAAAGCCAAAAGAGGTAAGTCAGAAGACGCTACCGCTAAGACTTTTAATACAAAAACTAAAACAACAAAGAAAAAGTAGGATAATATTATGGCAATGAAAAAAGCTTCCGCAAAAAAAATGATGACCAAGCCAGCTGCTAAGCCAGCTGCTAAAATGGGTGGCATGACTGCAGCACAAAAGCAGCTTCCTGCTTTCATCCAAAAAGCTATTGCAGCTAAAAAAGCAAAGAAAAAATAAACTCTAAGGAAATATACTATGGGATTTTTTAGTCAAATGTCAGGATTCTCCTCAGGGGGAATGGGCTATGCTGAACAGGAAGCTCAAAGGATCGCAGTCCAAAGGATGGGCAGATCATCTGGAGCTCAAGCAGGAGTAGCTAGAGTCGCTAAAACAGTTGGGAGATCCTCTGGTGCTAGATCTGCTATTCAGCCAATGGGACGTGGTGGAAAATTCTTTGGAGAAGTCATGAGGGCTTTCAAGTCGATGGGACCTATGGGTTAATATGGCTAAGTCTCCAGCATGGCAAACAAAAGCAGGCAAGAATCCTAAGGGTGGATTGAATGCAAAGGGGCGTGCCTCTGCTAAGAAGCAGGGCATGAACCTTAAGCCACCAGTAAAGTCTGGCAAGAACCCACGACGTGCATCATTCCTAGCTCGCATGGGCAATATGCCAGGACCAGAAAGAAAACCAAATGGAGAGCCTACAAGGCTACTCTTATCGCTCCAGGCCTGGGGAGCTAGTTCAAAAGCAGATGCTAAAAAGAAAGCAGCTTCTATCTCAAAGGGAAATAAAGCTAATGGCAAATAAAAAACCAGTATGGGATCAACCAAATCCAAAAGCTAAACCAAAGAAGCTTGCACCTAAAGCAAAAGCTTCAGCAAAGGCCATGGCCAAAGCAGCTGGTAGACCTTATCCTAACCTTATAGATAATATGAGAGCTGCTAAGAAAAGAAAATAATGGCTACTTCAAAAAAGAAATTGAAGATAACTGGAGTTACACACGTTATATCTACAGACAAAAAGGGTGATATAATAGTAGATCATCCCGGCCTTAAAAAAGGTGCTTGGAAAAAAGCAGACCTTACAAAAGTTGCTGGAGTCAAAACCGTCAAACAAGGAGTTAAGTCTTCAAAGGATTGGCATAAAGATCATCCGCATAAAGCCGAAGCTAAAAAGAAAAAGAAATAAAATGGACAACGAAGAATCCTTTAGTGGTTTTATGCCTATGATAGAGCAGATAAACTTAACTAAAGAGACATCTATGTTGAGTACTGAGGGCGACCTTACCCATGCTCACACTTTTACGGTCAAAACAAGAGATGGCAACATCAACGTATTCAGTATTATGAATACAGATCTTATGAGATTATTTTTTTTAATCAATAAGATCATAATTGAATAGTATTAAAATGATTACTACTTTTTTCTTAATAGTATTTTTAATGTACTTGTCCTTTCTTTGGAAAAAATAATCTGATATAATATTCTTTATGAATGAACAAGTTTGGACATGGTTTTTATTTACCATGGAGCTCATAGGTATATCTGGAAATTATTTAGTAGGGAACAAGAAGTGGCAAGGCCACTTAATTGTTGCCCTTCATTCTTTTCCATGGATGATATATTCTTTAGTGTTTGATAAGCCTGGATTTTTGGCTATGTGGGTTATGTGGCAATGGGTTCATTGGCGCAATATGTTTAGATGGAAAAAAGAAAATGTTGAATAGAAAAATATATTGTTTCTGGGTTGGGCATAACAATCAGGAAATGAATGACAACAGAAAATCTGGTTTAGCTAGTCTGTTTATCAATTCAAAAGTAGAAGTAGTTCTAGTAGATAATGATAATTTGCATTCGTATATTTTGGAACGTTACCCCTTGCATGAAGGCTTTGAATATCTCTCTGATGTGCATAAAGCAGATTATCTAAGAACATATTTTATGCATCATCATGGCGGTGGATATAGCGACATCAAACCTTGTTCATGGGACTGGAACCCATACTTTGATGCCTTAGAAAATAGTTTAGCTTATGGAATTGGAGCTCCTGAGGATGAAGGCGAGCTAAGTGTAACCCCAAGACAAAGACGTTGGCTTGGTCAGCATTGGGATAAACTTATGACTAATGATCTTTATATTTTTAAACCACAAACAGAATTTACCTACAAATGGTATGCGGGATTATTAAATACTATGGATCGTGCTTTAGAAAAATTAAAAGCACATCCGGCTAAAAACTCAAGAGAAGCTGCAGATACTTTCGTTACTCACTATCCACTAGATTGGGGCGAACCATTATTAGAAGTCTTCCACCCACTATGCTATGAATATACAGATAGATTAATAAAATCTATGCCACTTCCAGTAACGGAGAATTATAGATAATGGAACAAAAAGATTGGTTTAACAATACCGTAATCTGCACTGCTGTTACTGGTGGATATGATTACCACAATGCTCAACCGACCATACTAGGTGTTGACTATCTATACTTCACGGATGGTAATTCTCCTTATCCAATTGACTCTCCGTGGAATGAGCAAATTCTTGGAGATGAGCACTTAGATAATAGAAGAAGATCTAAAAGACCAAAATTAAATCCACACTCAATTCCTATGTTAAATGAATACAAATATATGATATGGATAGATGGAGATATGTGGATTGAGGATGTTAATTTTGTTAATCACATAATGTCTTTTATGAGTAATGGATTTGTAGTTTCTCCTCACTTTGACAATAGACATTGTGCTTACGGAGAAGCAACTATAAGACCAGCTAAGTATGCAAACGAACCATTAGATGAGCAGTGTGATTCATATAGGTCTGAGGGATTTCCTGAAGAGTATGGCCTGTATGAGTGTGGAGTTTCTGCTAGAGATCTTACTAATCCAAAAGTAAAAGAGCTTGGAGAACTGTGGCATCAACAAAATTTAAATTGGTCTTATCAAGATCAAGTTAGTTTTCCTTATTGTCTTTGGAAAACTGGTTTTATACCAGATGTTTTACCACAATCATTTAGAGATTATAATTGGGTAGGAATTAATGCCCATAAAACAGAGGATTAGAAATGGAAAAATTAAAATTTAACCTTGGAGGAATTGGGAAGGGTGGAGAATATAAGACTGTAAATTTAGCAGAGGTTTGTGACATTGAAGCTAATATTATGGACCTAAACTTCTTCTGTCAAGATGGTACCGTAGATGAATTCTACCTTTCTCACACCCTTGAACATATTTCTGTTTTGGAATACAAAAAGTTTCTTCTTCATATGAAGCAAAAGTTAAAAGATGGCGGAACAATTAGGGTCATTCAGACAGACATAGGTAGACTTATAAAATTGTGGACAGATGGAAAGATAACCTTTAGAACTATGCGAGCTCCAATATTTACTCCAGCTACACGCTGTGATTCAAACATACTTCAACAACATCAAGGTATGTGGTCTCAAGAAGAGTTGATCAGGGACTTCGAGGCCATTGGAATGAAGGCTGAGGGTTTTGATGCAGGATACTGGCAGTACGATGTAGATGACGACATTATCCCAGAGGATACTAAAGAAGATTTTGGAAAGGATATACCAAACCTTGGCGTAACTGCTACCAAGTAGCTTACTATAATAATATAATTAAAACTAAAAGGAGAAATAAAATGGCAAGAAAATATACTGGAAATACAGATGGCAATTCAGGCAAAGCCCTCCCGGGAACACAAAAGCTCCTTGAGCTTTGTGGAAAAAGATGGGGTTTTACAAATTTGGGAATTTGGGCAAACCGCTCGATGAAAAATCCTAAGGCAATTGCTGGAGACCCTAAGTGGCTTAGTGTCCATGCGACTGGTCGTGCAATAGATATTGGATACACAGACCGCGCAAAAGCATTAACAGCATGGGATTGGTTCCTTGAGCATACCGCAGCACTGGGCATTGAAGAAATGCACGATTACGCTTTTGACTCAAACGTTAAAGACAAGACTCTTGGTTGGGGTCGTGGTTACCGTTGCAGTCGTGGCGAAGGAGCTGCTGGAGTAAAAGTCTATGATTCAAACGACAATGCTGGTTCACAAGGCGGACATTGGTTTCATATAGAACTTTCACCAGAGATGGCAAAAGACGCTGCTAAGTTTGAAGCTGCATGGAGAGCATTACCTAAGCCAGGCGCATGATAAAACACGCAATAGTCATACTAATAGCTTTATCTATGTTTGCATTTCCGCTAGCGTTGATAAGAATTATCTTTGATGGCATTAAAGACTCTGATCCAGACATCGAAATAGATTAAACAACACTACTATACTTTATACACTATTATAGACAGGATGAACAAAAATGGCATTGATTCATGAGCTTATTACTCTAAGCAATACAGAACCAACACTGATAAGTTATGATGGGAATGACTTATTTTTTTATGTAGAACTTGTTATACAAAATGTAGATCAAGATGCAGAGGTTATAATAGGTTCAGATGGTCTTTCTGCTGAATCTTTTGGAATGGTTCTTTATCCGGGAATGACGATGTCATTTAGTAAGCTAGAACAAACTGATACTTTATACGCTTTGTCTGATACAGATGAATCAAAACTAGCTATATTCAGATCAAGCTCCATATTGAAGGCTGGCAAATAATATGGCTATAAGATTTAACGGAGGCGGCGTCAGGGGGCCCAAAGGCGATCCTGGTAATTCTATTAACTTTAAGTCAGCTGTAGGAACTGTAGCTGCACTTAATGCATTAACTGGAATGATGGAAGATGATGCCCGTGTGGTAAATGAAAACGGTCATGTTTACATCTATAATGGACTTGCTTGGATAGATGGTGGTCAGTTTCTTGGCCCAACTGGCCCGACTGGACCAACTGGAGCTGCGTCTACCGTAGCGGGCCCCACAGGCCCAACAGGACCAACAGGCCCAACAGGACCAACTGGCCCGACTGGCCCGACTGGCCCGACTGCTGGAACAGCAAATCAAGTTATTTATAAAGATGGAACCAATACTGCTGCTGGTTCCGCCAACTTAACATTTGATGGAACAAACCTAAGTGTTAATGGAAATATTAAAGCAATGAATTCAACAGGTAATGAAGGCGGAGAAATTTTCTTAAACAAGGCAGCTGCCAATACAACCATTGATGGGGTGATTATTGATGTTTATCAAAACCGTCTACGTATTTTTGAAGCTGGCGGAACTTCTCGCGGTGCATACATTGATTTAACTAATGCAACTGCTAACGTAGCAACAAACCTTCTTTCTGGTGGCCCAACTGGACCCAGTGGTCCTACAGGTCCAGCTGGGGCAGCAAGTACGGTCCCTGGCCCAACAGGTCCTACAGGTCCTACAGGTCCTACAGGTCCTACAGGTCCTACAGGCCCGGCTGGTCCAACTGGTCCAACTGGCCCAACAGGTGCTACTGGTGCTGATGGAGGAATGGGTACACAGACTTCATATTCTCCATCAATATATGCGGGTTCAACAATTGGAGCGGGACCAGGGGCAACACCAAACTTTAGTTTTA